AGAATACTCATTTCCAGATGTAGTACGCAAAGCTAGTGGGCGTGTGTCACACTTTACGCAGATTAAGAATTACCCTGTGCAGGGATTTGCTACAGGAGATATCGTACCTCTGGCCTTGTTGCATATTGATAAGCTACTTCAGGACAAGAAATCTTGTATCGTGAATACGGTACACGACAGTATAGTCATTGACGTACATCCAGAAGAAGAAGATGCGATAATCCGTACCATAGAGGAGACTAATAAAATATTACCTGTATTAATAACGGCACGATGGGGCGTTGATTTTAATGTGCCTTTATTATTAGAGTCAAAAATAGGTCCGAATTGGCTTGACACTAAGGATGTAATTTGATATAACTATGGACTATTCGCAAAAACAGAAGGAGAAAGTAATGACACAACTCACAACAATTGATACTGATAACTATGCTGCTATGGCTAAAGCTATGGGTATCGCGCATGAGAAGAGTAGCACATCGTCTAGTTCACTGGCACGGCTACGCATCAACCACTCACCGATTATGGGTACGGCAGATGTTAATGGCAAGAAAGTGAATGTAGAAGTTGTTGAAGGCGGTACATATAAGCTAGAGATACCTGATGGCCCAACGTACTACGCATCCAGTATTAAGATGCGTCCGTTCATGCAGCGTTTTATGCATAAGCGGTTCGTTCAAGCTACGGCTAAATCTCCTAATCGTTACATTAAGAGTGTGATGGCTGACTCGTTAGACATTGACTTGAAGGATAACGATGGTGGGTTTAACTGTGGTAAGGCTGCAGGCTACATCAAGGACTTCAGCGCATTACCTAAAGCACAACAGGAGTTGCTGAAAGCTATCAAGCGTGTCCGTGTAGTGCTGGGTGAGGTTGAGCTAGTCAGTCCTACGAATGATAAAGGGGAACCTATTGAGGTCTCAAATACCCCATTCATCTGGGAGATTGACAATCGTGATGCCTTCAAGGAGATTGGTACATGCTTCATATCTCTTGCAAAGATGCAGCGTCTTCCGATTAAGCATATCATCACGGCTACAACAGATGAGCGTAAGATTCCGACAGGTGCATCATACTACGTTCCTCTAGCGAAGCTTGATGTGTCTACTGCCGTGGAACTAACAGACGCAGATCAAGTATTGTTTGGTGATTTCATGGCTTGGATTGACAACTACAATACATACATCATCAACCAATGGGCAGAGAAAGCTAACTCTACTATGGAAGATGGTGACATAGACGTAGTAGACGATCTAGTAGACATCGAAGTTGATGATGAGGATGCAGCATAATGCATCACCCCGCTGAACTAGCATTGCATCAGTACATGGAGAATGCCGTAAAAGGTAAGTCTACCATGTCTGATGACACCATCGAACAAGTAGCCGATGATGTAGCTGATGCAATCAAACGCCAGTTTGGCAGTGGTAAAACAAGAGGTGACTTTCGTTTGCGTATGTCAAATGTTGGTCGTCCCACTTGCCAGCTTTGGTACGAGAAGAATAAACCAAATGTGGCAATACCATTCCCGACTACATTCGTAATGAACATGATGATCGGTGACATCGTTGAGGCGGTGTTCAAAGGTCTTCTTAAAGAAGCAGGAGTTAAATATAATGATACTGAAAAAGTCACTCTTGACCTTGGTACTACTCGTATTAATGGGTCATATGATATTGTCATTAACGATGCAGTTGATGATATTAAATCGGCTTCAGACTGGTCATACAGAAACAAGTTTGAATCTTACGACACCCTCGCCGCAGGAGATGGGTTCGGTTACGTTGGACAGCTTGCAGGTTACGCCAAGGCATCCGGCAAACGTGTCGGGGGCTGGTGGGTAGTCAACAAAGCTAATGGTCAATTCAAGTATGTGCCTGCTGATAACCTAGACTTGGACAAAGAGATAACCAAGATAAAAAAGACAGTAGCAACAGTTGAGGAAAACAAATTTGAAAGATGCTTTGAACCTGTACCAGAGAAGTTTAGAGGTAAGGAGACGGGTAATCAGGTACTTAATTCTGGTTGTCGCTTCTGTTCTTATCGTTTTGATTGTTGGTCTAAGCTAACGGAACGCCCAGCAGTCAAGTCACAGGCTAAGAATCCACCTACGGTAAGCTACATAGGTGCTGTAATTTCCTAACGCAAAGCGATTTGCTGCGGCTAAGAAGTATGGGTATCGCAGTGGGCTAGAGCTTAAAGTCTCAGAGTATCTTAAAGAACGTAACATCAACTACGGTTACGAATGCATTAAGATTGAATGGGAAGACCTAGCCTACCGCACCTACACCCCAGACTTTGTGTTGGACAACGGCATCATAATTGAGACGAAAGGATTGTTTACAGCAGCAGATAGACGTAAACACGTTGCTATAAAAAAGCAGCATCCTAAGCTTGACATTCGTTTCGTATTCACTAATAGTAATAGCAAGCTACGTAAGGGTGCTAAGAGTACATATGCTGCATGGTGTATCAAAAAAGGTTTCAGGTACTATGACCGCATCATTCCTGAAGACTGGCTAAAAGAGAAGGGTAAGAACAAGCATAGTGCTTTCATTAAATACAATGGAACTAAAGTAAAAAGGAGATAACATATGGACATGCTAGAGAAACTACTGACTGAGGTTAATGAAGAAGATTTCCTTATACGAGTAAGGCCATTTGCAGATGATGATGGCGCATGGAGTGGGGAAGTGGATATTTCAATTATGGCTATGCCGGATAACCCGCTAGACGATGACGACTATTACAAAGTAATGCATTTTGCTAAGATGATGTGTGCTTCTGTGCCTGTCATGGAAGAGTCAGAAGATTTACGTGATATTGTACATGAATATGTAGTAAATGTACTTGACAACGAGATGGAGATTGATGTAGAACTAGAAGAAGAAGCGGGTGTAGAGAAAACTTATGACGGTAATATTGTACACATTAACTTCAACACAAAGACAGGAGGTTCAGCATGAGACATGATGCATTTATGAAAGCTAAGATGATGGAAGAGAAGGAACAAGCAGGTAAAAAAGCTTGGGGCGGTGTTGATATGGTCAACAGTCCACCTCACTACAATCAAACAGGCATTGAATGTATTCATGCTATCTCTGCTGCCACTGGTGATGGATTCAAGTATTACCTACAGGGTAACATAATGAAATACCTGTGGCGTTTTGACTACAAAGCCAAACCCCTTGAAGACTTAGAGAAAGCCAAATGGTATCTGGACAAGTTGATTGAAGAGGTTATGGCTGATGCGAGTTAAAGTATTTATCACCATTGACGTTGACGAGGAAGACTACCCAGTACCAGCCGATGGGCAGGTAGGTGAGGAATTAGAGGATGGCATACAAGAATACTTCTATGATATAGATGGTGCCACTATTAAAACAATTAGAACAATAACGGAGTAATCGCTATGATCAGTAACCAATTGCCTACCGACTACCAGAACTTCATTGCGCTATCTAGGTATGCACGATGGAAAGAAGATGAACAACGCCGTGAGACATGGAGTGAGACAGTAGAAAGATACTTTGATTACATGTCTAAGCACTTGCAGGATAGCCATAGTTATACGCTGTCAGATTCACTAAGGAGCGAATTAGAAGGAGCCGTATTGTCGCAGCAGATCATGCCTAGCATGAGAGCATTGATGACATCAGGGCCAGCCTTAGACCGCTGTCATGTAGGTGGATACAACTGTTCTTACGTGCCTGTAGATAACCCTCGTGCATTCGATGAGACTATGTACATACTTATGTGTGGTACAGGGGTAGGCTTTAGCGTTGAACGGCACTGTGTGGAGAAGCTACCCACCGTAGCGGAAGACTTTCATCGCACAGATACCATTATTAAGGTTGGCGATAGCAGACCCGGCTGGGCTAAGTCCCTTAAAGAGTTGATAGCTATGCTGTACATAGGCCAGATACCAGCATGGGATATGTCTGAGGTACGTCCAGCAGGTGCGAGGCTCAAGACATTTGGTGGTAGAGCATCAGGGCCGCAGCCATTGGTTGAGTTGTTTGAGTTTGTTGTACAAAAGTTTAGGAGTGCAGCAGGCCGTAAACTATATCCAATTGAGTGCCATGATATTATGTGTAAGATTGGTGAGGTTGTCGTTGTAGGTGGTGTACGCCGCAGCGCACTGATCAGCTTGTCTAATCTAAATGATGACCAGATGGCTCATGCTAAGTCAGGTAAGTGGTGGGAGTATGAAGGGCAACGTGCGTTGGCTAACAACTCTGTAGCCTACAAGACTAAGCCTGAGATGGGTACGTTCATGCGTGAGTGGCTGTCTCTGTACGACAGTAAGTCAGGTGAACGTGGTATCTTCAACAGGCAGTCAGCTATCAAGCAAGCAGCTAAGAATGGTAGACGTGAGACAGACCATGACTTCGGCTGCAACCCTTGCAGTGAGATTATCCTACGCCCATATCAGTTCTGTAATTTGTCAGAGGTAGTAGTGCGTGAGAATGATACAACTGATACCTTAAAAGAGAAGGTACGACTAGCTACTATCCTAGGTACATTCCAAGCTACACTTACTAACTTCAAGTATCTGCGTAAGATCTGGAAGGATAATACAGAAGAAGAAAGATTGTTGGGTGTATCATTGACAGGCATCATGGACAATGTGTTAACGGCTAAGGCAGGTGATAAACTTGCTACCGTCCTTGAGTTGTTGAAGGATACTGCAGTACAGACTAACGCAGCTATGGCAAAGCAGCTTAACATTCCACAGTCTACGGCTGTCACATGTGTAAAACCTAGCGGTACTGTATCTCAGCTTACTGATGCAGCCTCTGGTATTCACGCAAGGCATAATCCATTCTACATTCGTACTGTACGTGGTGATAACAAAGACCCA